CAGCAAGCGCCGCTACAGGTGGTGCCGCGCTCCCGGCTGTAATTGGCGCGGCGGCAGGACTTAGTTCCGGTGTGATAGGTGTCGGCACATCAAGCTATAACGCGGCGATTGCGTTGACCAATAACCAACTTGTGTACACCGCGTCAAGCGATGCGGCATCCAAAAAAGCAACCAACGCGTTAGAATACAACGCGGGACTTATCGCGCAAGCAAAAAGTTACGCCACGGATAGCACGAAACGTTCCAATCAGCTCAACACCGATAACGCGACTGCATCCAACACGGCCAATGCGGCAATAACGGGCGCAAGTGTCACCACAGCGAACACGAACGCTACAGCGGCACGTAATCAGAGTGTGAACAATGCCAAACGTGTCATGACTAACACGCGTTCCAATGTCAGCATGGCGTGGCGCGACTTACTCAATCATCCCGCGCAACCCGTTGGCGCGTATGGCGGCGACAACTTCAAACAGGCTGCGGGGCTTGATACCATGACAATCAAAATCGTTACCGAAGACAATGGCGCGATAGCGGCGGCGGGCGATTACATGTTGCGCTATGGCATCGCAAGCAACAAACTTTACAGCCGTCCGTCGTTGACACCTTGCAAGCATTTCGCGTATTGGCAGAGCGCGGACATATGGCTTATCTGCCCATTTGCGCAAAACGAGCAATTGCAGACAATCAGGGATATTTTCAACAACGGTGTTACAATATGGAACAGGCCCGAGGAAATCGGCAGTGACTTCGTACATGATAATCTATGAGGTGATGATATGGGACGTAAACGCACGCATAAAAGGCCGTTGACCCGTGCGGAACTGGGCGAACGCGGTACGCCGATGTGGCAGCAATCGCAAGCGCTCAATTCACAAGCGTATTCGATGGCGTATTCGCAAATGTTGAATATCGCGCTGTCAAGGTTTAAGTGGTTGAATCTGCCGAAAACATGCGACGCGTGGTTTCTCGAATACAATCTATTGTATTTCGGCTACGCCACGATCGCGTTTCCGCATAGCAAACCGGGCGTGTTTTTCAGCACGCAAGCGGTGACTACATCGAATTTCAACGTGTATTACAGACCGAAGAAATGGGATAGTTACGGCATCAACGGTTGGCGTTTTCCGGTTAACAATTCAAATGGTGTTTTCATCTACGCTAACCGCGCACGCACGCCACTCATTCCGACTATCGAATTTTTCGCGCATGAAATCGAAGATTTGTACATGACGAGACGGCAGAATCGTTTCAATCAGAAAACACCGTTCATATTGGAAGTTCCAGCCGAACAGCAGACGGCGGGCATTAACATTATCAAGCAAATCTCAGGCGGCGAAATGGCTATCATGACGACACCGGGATTCACCGATTCTATGAAAGCGAACGTGCTGAAAACCAACGTCGAATATATCGGCATGGAATTACAGAACGATATACAGAACACTTGGAACGCGTTCTATCAATCGCTGGGCATTAAAAATCTACCGTTGAAAATGGAACGGCAGACCGCCGACGAAATCAACGATTACGGCGAACCGACCGACCTACGCGCACTCAGCGAACTTGAGGAACGGCGTGCCGCGTGCGATATCCTCAACACAAGATTCAAAAAATACCTTAAGGAACCGATACAGGTTGTATGGAACGAAGACAATGTTTCCCGCAACTATAATTACTTAACAAACATGGAAAGAATGAACGACGATGACAATGCAGAATGACATAAACCATTATCAGCCGTGCGAATCGTACGACGATTTCCACGGCGTGATGACGTACACGTTTGGCGAACTGCTCGATGTGCCGGGCGGTGTTGACTGGAATAATGCCGCATGGTCATGGCGGGACGTCGCCTATGATGACATGCAATACAAGCGCTGTTGCAAGAAAATCGAAAACCGTTTCTATGATCGCGAATTAGGCGTTATGCCACCGTCAAGATGGCGACGGCACTTTATGCGACTCATACAGGAAATCATGCCGACGCTACGCCCGCTTTATGCGCTTGTAAACAATAATCCCGATATAATTCTCAGTGATAGCGACATATGGCACAAAATGCGAACCGTCTACAGTGATTTCCCCGCCACGCAATTAGCCGAAAACCAAGACTATGCGAGCAACGCGACGGACAACCAATACGAGACAATCGCCAACGGTGATTTCATGGACAAAGTCAATCGCATACGAAACGGCGAATACGTCGATATAGACGTAATATTACTCGAACACCTTGAAACATGTTTTAGCCCATTATGGACGGTAAACATAAACAACTATTGAAAGGATAATACACATGTTTCCACAATTGCCGTTTTTCTCGGTATGGCCGTACACACCCGCCATACCCGCATTCTATTGGAACGCTAAAAGCCAAGAGGAAATAATAAAGCACATTTCGTGCGAAATCGATCACATAATAGCATATCTTGACGAAATCGTAACCGACATAAACAAAACATTAGCCGACTATGATACAAGAATAAAAAACATTGAAACGCACATAAACGATTACGGCGCGGCCATAGCGCAACTGCAAGAACAAATCGGCCACATAGGAGACACACAGCTAGTATGGAATGTTACAAAAGGCGAATATACTGATAGTAAAACAGCACTCCGCGATTTATATCGCGAACTAGCGGTGTACGGCGCACGCGTCACGCAAATAGCCGATATTAACACCGACAAACTAGCCGAGCACCGAACCGACGAAACGTCCGCAATCGGCAATCTTACCATATTCGATGACGCCACGCCACGCGTCACTAATCCAACCACCGGCGAACAATACCCGCCATTAGCATGAACGGAGTAAATCATGAATAACACCACTAATTATGCACTGGAAAAGTACGAAGCGGGAAATTCCGCAAATCTGCTTGACCAATACAACGGGTCAATGGATAAAATCGACGCGGCAATAAAAAGCGTCAGCGATAAAGCAGACCTAGCATTAAGCAACAACGTGTTACCGGACGGACTAGCCGTATTCATAGAAGCGCTAGGCCTGACCGGAACTAACGCACAAACACTTGGAACCACTCTCAACCACATATTAAACCGCACCGGAACGGGAAAATTCACCGTTGCCGACCTAAGCACCCTCAAAAAAACCGCAGAGGGCTATCCAATCCCCCCGACCGAGTAAAGGCGTACAATCATGGCATCACAAACACCCTTTTACCATCTGCCACTATACGAAACCGGCGATCTAGCCGACCTCCGCGACGGATACAACGCGGCAATGCGCACACTAGATCGCGTAATCCACCAATTAAAAGTACAAGAAGAAATAAATCACCCAACAAACCTCCGAAAGGACAACTAACATGACCGATTACACAACTAACTTCAACCTAGAAAAATATCAAACCGGCGACTCGGCTAACCTCAATGATCAATACAATGCCTCAATGGATATTATCGACGATAACTTATACAAAATCAACACTAATGCAAATACTGCGGGCGGTAAAGCCACGCAAGCACTAGAAACAGCGCAAAGCAACAACAAAAATCTGACAGCGTTAGGCGTAACCGACACCAACACCGCAGCGCAACTCAAAAACAAAATAGACACAACCGCAACAAACCTCGCTACCACAACCGAAACCGCAAACAACGCAACTAACAACCTCAACGCATTAGGCGCGGACACCGTAAAAAACGCGACCAATCTGAAAAACCGTATAAACGACACATATACAAAAAACGAAAGCGACAAGCGATATTCACAAATACCGATCACACAAGATACGCTAATCGCAATCGGTGATAGCTATTTCGAGGGTTTCAGAACAACTAAACCCACAACCGATAGCATGATAGTGAAAGCAGCACAAAAAATAGGCTTGAAATGCAACAATTACGCAGTCGGCGGTAGCGGTTTTATCACCGGCACGACATTCCTACAACAATTGCAAAAAGCTAACAGCGCGACAACCGATAAAACTAAAATTAAATACGTAGTAATCGGCGGCGGCCGCAATGACGCACACAACACATTAAAGGAAAGCGACGTTACAACAGCGCTCACTTATGCTAAAACCAATTTCCCATATTCAAAAATCGTTTTCATTCCAATGATGTTCGACAACAATTGGCCTACACGCGATGACGGCCAAAAATACGGTATCATGTGCGCCGGTGGCCGCAACGCAAACGTGCTCACCGTCAAGGATGCACCATCGTGGGGTCTGTACTATTACACCGGAATGACAGACATACACCCCAATACACAAGGTTCAGAAGTATATGCACAATACATAGCGACCGCAATTCAAACTAACGCGACCGCAATGCCGCGCGTGGAACGCCACATAGACGTAACACTTCCGGGCGTAAAGAACGGTACACTCTCAGTATTCATTAATGGCCTAGACATATCCTATGTGTTCCGAGGTGAGAAAACAGAATGGAATCAAAATGTTTTCGCCACCGTAAACAAGTCAAACACTTGGGGCGCATGGAATATGCTTATAGGTTTTCTCGATGATAGCACACCGCTTAAACTTAAATTCGACGGCATGAATTTCAGTATTATAGACGTGTTAAACGGTACAGGTAAAGCCGGTATTATCAATTTCGCATACAATATGAATATATTCGAGCACAACTAAAATAACAATTAACCCCGATAGGTTTTCCTATCGGGGTTTTTATATGTCAATCGCCGTTATCAATCGAAATAACATATTTACGACAACGGCGACCCTTCTTAGATAAACACCGTTCGGTTTCAACGTAATCGTAATCGTTACTCAACGAAAACTCAACAACCGTTGCAAGTGCGGACTCGAACGTAATAACCGACACTCTTATAATACCACAT